CCGTTGTGTTTAATGGCGCACAATCTTTACTCACTCGTTACGGTTATTGCGCCACATAACCACAACATCGTACATAGTGCATAGCTCGTTCCTCACAACGACACCATACAAGATGCCGTTAGTGATGCATTGCTTTAAAAGTCGTGACTAGCACAAAGACCTGGTAATATTTTACAGTCAGGGCAATTTCTAATTTCTGCGTTTAAATCATAAGACAAAATACCCCTAGGCACACTAACACTATCTATAGCTAATTGCTCAATGGTTTTATCTATTAAGGCTTGTAAAAAGTCTGAACTACTTGCAACCAAAGGATGTGCCGTTGACCACTTGTCTTTCTCTAATTCTTTCAGTATTTTATTTAGTTTCATATTTATTTTGTTAAGTGATTAATCGGGAACTAGCCATAGATTTAACGTTACCAATAATTAAGGTCTGTACCCTCTATGTAAGACCGTTTCTAAATCGTTAGAGCTTATAAATTTTTTCGGGTCAGGTACATAACACCAACATATTAATTTCATACTTTCATCCCCAAAGTGAGTCCATTCGCTACTTTCAAAATCGTAGTATCCAAGGTTCTCGAATACATGGTTGTTATCGGTTTTATCATAGACAAGTACTGTCTTGCTAAAACTTGGGTCATCTACGCTTTTTTCAGGTAGCTCATTCATTGGAAAAAATTTATAATCTGGCATATCTATTATGGTTTGTGATTAATCGTTAACTATTGGTAACAATGTACATAAAGCATTGCTCTAGGTTTGGGTCTAATTAGGTTACTTCCGCTACCAACTACAAGCCTTTCGGCACACAACAAGCTATATAATTAAAAAATAAAACTACTTTTCGTGTATAATTATCATTCCATCTATTAAATCAAATTTATTGCCAAATGGAAGTCTAATAATGGTTCGGTCACTTTTGGCTATTATGTGTAATTCTGTGTTTAGTTTAGCATCTAAAAGTATTTCGTTTTTACTTTCTTCGTGTGCTAATTCATCTAATTGGTACTTGCTTACTAATGTTGGCATTTTATAAAGTTTTTAGTTTCAAATTCCCACCGCACAAAGTACAGTAGTTAACAAAGTATATGAAATTAAATGGAAGCATAAATCAAATATAGTAAAAAAATAATATATTGTGGTAATTTGTGGTAAATAATTATACCGTACTTCTAGGTTTTGAACCAAGAAATTTAGGTTTGAAGGCTTTTAGGTCGAACCACATCCTCATTAAAATAGCGTCCCTGTAATCCGGACTTCTACCAATTTCCTGTTTTATCTGTGCCTTTGGCTTACAGTCAAGTTTACGGTCGTTCTTATTGTTGGACTGTATCTGGAAGAGTTCTTGGGTTATGTGCTGTTTTTGTTCGTTACTGAGGTCGCATGAAATCCAAATACCGCCCTCGTTTATTTTTTCGGCAGTCTTATAAAGGCATTGTACCTGTAAATTCCTGTAATTTGGCATTTCAAGACCTCTTATCCCTTTTTCTTTTATGGGTCTAGCGTTGTTATGGAAACCTTTTATTCCCGCCCCATGCACTACCCCGATACCTACACCATCGGCATCCGCTATTGCCCTAGTTCTTGCAATCCTGTATTTCATTCGGAACATATAGATAATGTTCTCTATTTCAGTGGTCTTACTTATGGCCAATGTCTTCATTTCTATCAATCGCCAACCGCTCCAAACACATATTACGGCCAAATCGCTCCCATAAGTCGCAACATCCGCAGTTATGAATTTTACACCTTCCGGAACGTGGTCGTTACAGAATATAGAGTCCAATGCGTCCCTGTCCACTAACGCATCGGGAGAATCTACATAGTCCCAATTTCCTTTGAAAAGTCTTTGAAAAAGGCTTGAACTGGTCTTTGAAAGTTCCCTTAGATTTTCAACGTAGTCTTTAGGGGCAAATGGGTTGTCCGTGACCAATGCTGGAAGATATTTCAGCTTCTTTTCCAAAATACCCTTTACCCACTTATCGTAAAAGTCTATTTTAAGCCAATTTTGGGCAGGGTTACAAGTAATGAAAACGATACCTTTTAATCCATATTCTACGTTCAAATGCCTTCCTGTCCTTGTTCCTATTACCCTAGCACCCATTTCATTGACCTCACCACCTTCCTCTATCCATCCCAAGGTATATTCCGTAGAACCTAGATCTTGGAATTCCGGATCACTAGGTTTGTACTTAATTTCTATGAAGTTTATATGTGAGCCGTTACCGAACTGTATAAAGTTCTTTACCGAGTTAAACTTATATTCAGAAAATCCGTAATCCTTACAAACCTTTGTAAAAGTAACATATACGGAATCTACAATGTCCTTTAGCTCGTTTCGGGCAATGAAACATCTTATCCCAGGATAGTTAATGCACATAAAAAGCATCCAACAAGCACCCGTCCAGCTCTTCGCGCTTCCGGCCCCTCCACCATAAAGGAACTTACTATATTCATTTGAAGTTAGTATTTCAAGTGCTTCCCTTTGTTTGGCGTGTTCTACTTCGTTTCCATCTTCATCCCTACCTTTTACTATAAAATCGTAGTTCCCGTTTTTAAAAAGCTGAGCCCTAATATCAATGGCCGGTAAATCGTTTATAAGATTGGATATTTCGTTATTTACCATGCTTTTTCATTTCTCTGCCAAGTTCAACCATTCTAACCCCGTGGTCTATGGTCTTTATTATGCAATATTCATCAGGATTAAGCCTATAATGTAGCCAATGTATGAATATCATCGCTTTTATCGTTCTTTGTATCTTGTTCACAGTAATATTTTTTAATATCCAGCCAACAATTACAGAAACTTTTTTTCTGGGTTGGCTTTTTGGTATCTTTTTTTACCATTATATTTTTTATGGAAGTCAGAACTTTTTGTGACTCCTGGAACAGATAGGTTTTCTTTAAGATATTGTTTTTTTTCTTTCTCAAAATCCCGATCAAGATACTCCCTTATCTTTTTTTCTGCCTTGTACGTAAAAGAAAGCAAGTACGATAACTGATATTACGACCAATGAAACTAGGACAATCAAAAGTATCTTCATAAAGCTAAATTAATTAAAAAACCCTTTCTAATCAAAGAAAGGGTTTTCATTCTAAAATATCCATAGTGCGTTTATATTCCGCAACTGGATTGTTACGGCACTACAAATATAGTTATTCTTTTTTAACATAGTTCGGCTTTGATTCCTGATAACCTAAACAGGTTCACTATAGCATCGTTCGCACCGAGAAAGAACTTCAACTTACTCCTTCTTAGACTATAATCCATCACTGAATGAAATTATATCTTTCCTTCAAAATAGCAATCTCATTATCGTCCATCCCAAAGAACACCCATTCGCCCTTAACATAATCGAAATAGAATCCCTTCGAGAAACAACGGAACACCTCGGAACCGATTTCCGACCCTCCAACGCGCAAAGAAGAACCATCACCATGGCGCGAAGCGTCGATTTTTTTTTCAATACCCATTTCATACCCCATAACAAACGCTTTTACCCATCTATGCCTATCCCTTTCTCCTTTGGAGGTCGCTTTTCGATACCATCCATAACTAAATCCCAACTTTTCAGATAATTCCTTACCCGTTATACCAATTTCACCCAATATTTCTTGTATCGTCATACCTAAATGTATCTTTTAATACTACAAACATACAAAATAATTCCAACATTGTATATCTTGGGCCGTACAGAAATTCCAACAAAACACATTTCCAAAAAAAATAATGTGTGGGGTGAGAAGGTCTCGCTGTTTGTACCCCATTGGGGGGTGTATGGGGGTGCTTCTTTGTGTGTTATGCTCTTGGGGTGTGATATGCCATTGCCTTATATCATTGACCTCATGCCATCTATTGTATTGCTATGGACACACTCCAACATGAATAGAACCGCAATAAAATCAACCAATATTTAAAGATTTCTGGCTGCTTATAAGCTCCAGGACTGTATTAAGTTGGTCATTGGTTGCTTTGGTTAAGTCTATTGTACCACCTTTAGAACGATTATCGGCATTAAAGAAATCAATATGCTTTCCTATCATATCAATTGCCTTTAGTTTGTCCATGAGCTTTATTTTAACCGTGGTTTCTTTTACAACCTGCTTATTTTTAGGGTCTAACCAGCTTTTTGTTGTGGTATCAATTGAGCTAATACACCGCCTTATATCTTGTGGCAACGCCTTTAGTTCTTCGGGGCTTAGGCCAATGAATGTAGTTATATCAGAGTAAGCAAAAGATAACAACTCCTTTAGTATCATTGTATTCTCAACATGGGATTCAGCGCGAAGCGCGGCAACCTTGCTATCATAATACTTTTTTACCGCTGGTTTATTAAAAACCTCACTCACCCAATTGTTAACGGTACTATCTGAACTGCCTGATTTTATTGACCTCCCAGCCTTCATCTTGTTGAATCCATTAATAAAGTACTCATCAATCAATAACATTTCAGATTCCTTTATTTCTGAGGATTTTGCTAACATTTTAACGGTTTTTTCTTGTTTTGTGTGCATATATTTTTACAATTTCACTTATTAGATTTCACATTTTAACATTTGATTGAGAAAAGCAATAAATTAAGAATTGGATTAAAACATTGGTTTCTTTTTTTGTTTGTTCTTTCTCTTGTTGTTTTCTTACTGCTGTACCTCTTTCATTGGGCGGAACCTCCTAGGCTACAAAGAAACTCTAAACACCTCTTAAATCAAGGGAAATACCCTTTAATCCATACATTGCAATCCTATCCAAACCACAAATTTAGTTATTTTTTGGATTACCATTATTTACCATGGATTTTTACATTATGTCAAATAGGATTTATAGGAATATCTTTAACTTACTTACTATCAATGAATTAAAGAATTATCAATATCTTAAAAGTGTTAAACTTATCTTAAAGTATTATAATTCATTTGGATATACTAAGATTATCCTTATCTTTACATAACGAAAGTTATTGATCTTAAACCAACAATTCACAAGTTATTAAAATAGTGAAATCGGGACCACAGATTAAAGTGGCTGAACTGAAAAAACAGTATAATATTGGCGAGGTTACAACGTCTAACTTAGTTAACCATCAATAAACCGCACAAAGGTAAGGCGATGCAAGACAAAGCGATTAAAAGCGTTATTTGTGGCTTTCAATTTGTAAAGGTTGGGCTTAGTAGAAAAAAGAAATATAAACTATGCTTTTATCGTTAAAGTGCCTGAGAATGTTTGAAAGGCGAAAACGGTTTTATAATTGTCTTGTCTCAATTGCGGAGTTACCATTTATCATTGGCCAAGGGTCGCAACCTTGCAAGACATCTAATTTTAAAAACCAAAACCATGGAAAAGTATTATGAACCAACAGGAACCTATGAATTTTTTGAGGATGGCGTATTTTTTAACGCCTATGGTCAACAGTTAAGAGACCCACAAGAATATGATACATCAATGGAAGGTTACACCCCTTTTGGCGATGAATAAAACGAAAGTTATTAATCTTAAACCTTTAAACCATGAAAAATTCAAATTTAGATTTTAGCACGATTATCGGAGTAGTCTTCTTTGGCTTTGTTATTGTTCCTCTTTTGGCCTCCCTTATCATTGGCCTAGTTACCGGAAATCTTGACACAACACCTTTAAACTAATAACTATGAAAATTCAAAGCCAAAAACCAATATACAACGGTAAAAGTATTAGGGAAATACTAAGAAATTTACCTCCTAGTTTTTCTAAGAACGAAAGAAACTTTTACGTTAAAAATTGTATCGAGGTTTATAAAAATCAGTTTAATAATATTAATACTGGCTTAAATGAGCTTATAAGAAATACAAATTTTATGCTCATTCAAAACCATATTGAAAAATAAGTTTAACCCTTAAAAATCACCACAATGATAGTAACATACGGATATATCGGACACAATGGAAGTTATTACGACCTAGCAAACACCTTAACAGGGGCTAAAATTTCAGCAACTCGCAGAGGTATTGAAAAAGTTTATAAAAGAACCGGCTACAATACTAGATGTGTATCTGTAAAAACCTCTAAAGGTTGGGTAAATGAAGATAGTAAGGACCATAAAAAATGGTTGGACTCTCAAACCGCATAATAAGTAAAATTATTTCGCTTATCTAAGCAAAAAACATTTAAAAATTAATCTTAATACACCACGTTATGTACACAATTAAAAAAGACTACCGAATGAGCAAAAAAGACGTTGAATTTTTAAACGGATTAGCTCCTAACTTGCCTGAAACCAAGCTTAAAAAATCCGAAATCGATACAGTTTCTAGCCTGTATTATAAATACATTGGGCGCAAACTAGACAACATTGACTGGTCTCCTGCATTAGTTGATATGGAAATGTCTGAAAAATGGCCTTCAGGTCATAGAATGAAGAGACACGAAGCACAAAGAATAGTTTTAGGTTTTTTAGTAAACTCGCCTATAAAAATGACTAATTCAGAGGCTGCTCACAATTTTTTCTATTCCCTAAATAATAGAGAATCTTCAAGAAGATTAACATCTATAATTTACTACAAAAAATAAAAACTATGTCGACGATTAAGCTTAAAGAGTACAAACAAAATCTTTTAAATAATGGCGAATGTCGAGATGTGATACTAGACCAGTATGGTAGAGAATTTAAATGGAATGGAGAAACCAAAGAACACGAACCTACGGGAATATGTGGACACGCTGACCACTAAAAAATATAAATGTGGTGTTTATCCTCCTGAAAGGGTTTTATCTTTAGTAGGGAGGTTTTTTTAACATCATTGGGCAGAACGCCATTAAACAAACAAAAATCTTAAACCATGAACCACAATAAAGAAATCGAATACCATCTATTTATGATAGATTTGATTTTCATCCTAAAAAATCTAAACATTAACAATAAAATTTGACCATGAAAAATAGGCTTAGAATTAAACTAAGCGAGAACACTATTTTTTTAATCATCTTTATCTTATTGGCTCTTTCCCTTCTTCTCAACATTGGGCTAATATTAACTTTTTAAACCATAAAAATTAAAACGATGAAAAAACAGGAAATTTTGGCCATGTGCCTAGATAACAAAATAAAATCTTCCAATTTGTTGACCTTTTTAAAATCCAACAAGGAACGGCAAAAGCTACTACCAAGGATTGACCAGATTAAAAAATGGTTGATTGAATTTGAAAAAGAAGAGGAAAGAAAAGCCCAAAAGGAAGCGGAAAAAACCAAGTCTAAAAAATTCGGGTTTTCAGTTAGGGAAATGTTGGAACTTGAATACAAGGCGCATACTATTCTGAAAGACTTTACTACAGGTTACTCAATGGGCGAGAATAAAAGTATATGGATAAATGGTCAAATGTTCTACCGGGTTGACAATACATACCAATATGGAGGAAAGTACAAAGGCCGTGAAACATACGGAAATATTCGGATTGACCTATCAAAATCCGATTTTCGGAAAATTGAAAGAGTCCAAGGCCTTTGGACTATTGCACAAAAAAATAACCGTGCAAAATGGTTCACCTACGAAGGAGTAAAACAGCATTTTGAAATATTTTTTGAAAAAGGTTTTTTGGTAGGGGATTCACACGGTAAAACATTGGAAGAAGCCCAGAGCCTTGAAACTCAAAAACAAATTAGCAAACGTTTTCAGTCATTGGGCGATAATGTTTTTGTTGGGATTCAGCACATTAAAAAAACCGGGGCCTGTGATGCAGGGATACAGGCCTATATCAACAGACATAAACTAAACCCTGAATTCGGGTACAATCTAGGGTACTTAAAAAGCCTTGAAAATAGCCCGTTCTTAAAAAGGATTGCATAAAAACTAAAAAAATGGAAAATATATTTATAAAAAAAGACTTTGAATATGTCAAAGTAATTAACGGCAAATGGACGGTTAACGAAAAAACTTTTAATGAATGTTCATTCAATGAAAGACAATTGATATTTGAAAAAGCCCTAATGCTATGAGGATAAAGGATAAAATTATCTTCGCTTTGCTGATCGTGCTATGCCTATCCCTTTTCTTGGCCAGTGCCTATATATTCATAACTAAAACATAAAAAATGTTCTTAAATAAAAAATCACTTATTATCTGCAATCAAAGAAGGGCAAAAGCCCATATAAATATTATAAAAAAATCACTCTTCAAAGAAATAGAGGAAATTGTAAACAACGGGGATCTTCCGTTAAAATTTCAAGAATCGGACAATCCAGGCGTATTTAAAAAAGCCTATGTACAACTATTGAAAGAAGAGTTAAAAATCTGGGACAATGAACCGCTTTAAAAAAATACACTTTCCAGATATAAATATTGAAATGGTTTATTGTGGACGGGATGAAGCTGGGGATTATTACAGGTTCCAAGAAAAGAATTTTGAGGTTTGGACGGATGATTTTACAATTATATCGGATTTTACCCTCTATCATAGCCCTGAAGCTATAAATAAAGACGATTTTGAAATATCCAACATAAAAATAAATACAGATTACGGAAAACTAAAAATTTCGGACCAAGAATACACCACAATACAGGAAAAAATAAAGGATTCGATAAAAATAATCGGTTTAAATTCTTACT